TCATTGCGTCTCACGATCCGTCGGACGAAGGCGGTGACAGCAAAGGCTTTGCGCTCAGACACGGCAACGTAATCTTAGATGTATGTGAAATGGTAACAGGCGATGCCAGTGAAGGCATGGATTGGGCGTTAGACAAAGCGCTAAAAGCCAATGCTGACCACTTCCTATGGGATGCTGACGGTCTAGGCGTCTCTCTTAAGCGTCAGGTAGATCAGGCGCTTGCTGGTAAGAACGGCATTACTTACTCAATGTTCAAAGGCTCAGAGGCAGCAGAAGACCCAGAGATGCCGTACACTACTGGTGGAACTGAGCGAAACAAGAGCAACCGTGAGACCTTCAAAAACAAGCGAGCGCAGTTCTGGTGGCGGCTAAGAGATAGGTTTGAGGCCACACACAGAGCAGTAACCAAAGGTGAGTATGTAAACCCAGAGGACATGATTAGCCTATCCTCAGAGATAGCGGTACTGGATCAGCTTAGAGCTGAAGTCTGCCGCATACCACTAAAGCGCAATAATGCTGGTAAGATACAGATATTGAGCAAAGCGGAGATGGCTAAGCCTCCGTACAGATTACCGAGTCCAAACATGGGTGATGCGCTGATGATGTCGCTGCATTCACCTAAAGCACTAAATAAACAGAAAGTTGTCCTCAACTTCAGTGGCTGGAAGCATCATGGATAAAGACGATTACGAATACGAGAAAGACTCCAAGAAAGAGTATGGCGAAGAAGTCTATGACTCTAGCAAGTATGATGATCACGAATATATTTCAAACCTTCTGGCTGCGTCTCAGGAAGCAGACCAAGACCTGCGAGATAACGCTCGTGAGGCGATCTTGTTCGTTAATAAACGAGACGGTCAATGGGAACCTTATTGGTATAACAATGCCGCTGAAAGCAAGTCTCCTCGCTACACTTTTGACATGGTTAATCCGATCATTGATCAGGTTTGTTCGGAGATTGAGCAAGCGTCCTTTGATGTCTCGGTATCTCCTGCTGGCGGTAACAGCACGAAGGATATAGCAAACACCTACTCAGGCATTATCAGAAACATCGAGTCTATGTCTGATGCTAGTGAGGTCTATAATCACGCAGCAAAAATGATGGTCACTTCAGGCTTTGGCGCATGGCGTGTTGTGCATAAGTATGTAAGTCAGGACAGCTTTGACCAAGATCTATTCATTGAGCCTATTGGCAACTCCATAGACCGTGTGTGGTTCGATCCAGCAGCAGAGAAGCAAGACAAGTCTGACAGCCGTTACTGCTTTGTGCTTCACGCAATTGGCAAAGATGAGTATGACAGGCGATGGCCTGAAGGCTCTGGTGAATCAGTTGATGAAGGCCGTGACGGCGAGGCTTACTTTGATAAGGCCGAAGTAGTCGTTATCGGTGAGTTACTGTATTGCGAAGAAGAAGAGCGTGAACTGGTCATGATGTCTAATGGGCAGGTTCATGAGGCTAATGATGACTTTAAAAAGATAGCCGATGAGCTTGAATCCATTGGTGTGACTGAGGTTCGCAGGCGCAAACGTGTCAAAAAGTCGGTATGTTCACGGTTATTTGACGCTAGTGATTGGCTAGAAGAGAAGAAAGAGACAGTCTTTAGCATGATTCCTATTGTGCCTATCTACGGCAACTACAAGGTCTTTGAGAATAAGACGATCTTCTGGGGACTTGTAGAAAGGCTTATGGACTCGCAGCGAGTGCTGAACTACTCAGTCAGCCGTGAGGTAGCTGAGACTAGCCTTGCGCCAAGGTCTAAGTATTGGATGACAATGAGTCAGGCAGCAGGTCATGAGGAGTCATTGCAGACTCTCAACACCAATCATGATCCAGTTCAATTCTTTAACGTAGATCCAGAGTTTCCACAGGTTCCACAGCAGCAAGGCGGCGCACAGGTAAACCCAGCGTTACGCACAATGTCTGAGGCCATGAGAGGCATGATTACTTACGCCTCTGGGATGTTCTCCAGCAACATGGGTGACAATCCACAGAACCAATCTGGCGTAGCAATCAACGCGCTCCAGAACAAAGGCGACAACTCCACGATCAAATACTTCAAAGCCTTGGAATTCGGCATTCGCGCCACTGGACGAATTTTGGTGTCGGCTATTCCTCAGATCTATGACTCAGCTCGCACTGTAAGGCTGCTGAAGGAAGATAACACCTATGACGTTGCTGACATCAACCAGAAGGTAATCGATCAACAGACAGGCGATGTGGTGACTGTCAATGATCTGTCAGTCGGCAACTATGACGTACAGGTCAAGGCTGGTGCGAGCTTTAAGAATCGTCAGCAGGAAACCATTGAGACGATTATTGAGATTGCTAAAGTTGATCCAAGCATCCTCCAGATCGCTGGTGATGTCTTGCTAGACAACGTAGCCACTGCCTCAGCGCAACAGATCTCTGACCGCAAACGCGCACAGATGATAGCCGCTGGCCTGATACCTCAAGATCAGATGACCGAAGAAGAGTTGATGGCAGCGCAGCAACAGCAAGGCGAGCCACAGCAAGATCCAAACATGGTTCTGGCTCAGGCTGAGCAAATGAAAGCTCAGGCTGAGATGCTAAGAGCGCAGATAGAGCAAGCCAAGCTACAGAATGAGCAGATGAAGCTACAACTAGAAGCTCAGAAGCTCCAGACGCAGATGCAAGGCGATCAGGCTGATAACCAGATTGACTTCTTCAACGCCGAAACGAAGCGCATGGAGACTCAGATCAAAGCTCAGCAGGCAGGCGCTACGATTGACAAGACAAGCGCTCAGGCAGTGGGTGAGCAGCTTAACAACCAAGAGAAGATGGCTGACATCACTGAGAGGCAACGTGTAGAGGCAGAGCGTATGCGAGCAGAAGCTCAACGCCGAGCCATGAGGTATATGTCTGACTCTGAGATAGCGAGAATGCAAAATGGCTGAACGCAGACCAAGCGCAGGATCATCAGCTCTTAACGCCATAGCGCAGTTCAATGCTGGCGTTGTTGACTCTACGCTTGGCTTGTTAGACCTTGGCGCTCAAGGCATAGCTGGCATCTCCAACATGATTACAGGACGCAATGACCGTCCTGTCATGCTATCTCAGCGAGCTAAATCTGCGCTTAACGTAGAGTCCGATCCAAGCTCTCCTAGCTACATAACTGGCTCAATAGCGCCTGCTGTTGCAACTGGCGTAGGCACGATGGCTAGGCAAGGCACAACATCTATCCGTAATTTCCTTGGTAACACCTCAACTGAGCTAAGCGGTTACTTTGGCGGTGAAGCTGGCGCTCAAATAGGACGCGAGTATGGCGGTGATTACGGAGAAATGACAGGCAGTTTAGTAGGAGGCATGGCTGCTCCTAACACTACTAGATCTGACATATTTGCTGGGCCATCCTCAAAGACTGCTGACCAAGAGGCTTTGTTTAAAGCAAATCAAATGGAGCGGCAAGGCGCTTCTCCTGAAGAGATTAAGCAAGCCACAGGATTCCAAAAGAATCTTGATGGTGAGTATATGTATCATATTCCTGACAACAAATCGGCATTGAACTTCGAGCTAATGAAGACTGATATGCAGGATTTAATGGAAAGCGATAGAAAACTTGCTGAGTCAATGCGCACAGAGTTGGGAGCGCCAAGGATTAGATCAACTTTTCAAAGACCGCTTGGAGAGATTCTGGATCATCCAGAGTTATATAATGCGTATCCTGAACTCTATCAATTGCAAGTTGGTTATAGAGTCGCGCCAGAAAGTAACAATTTAGGAACTTTTGATCCAAGAAGTAGAGAAATTACATTAGATTTTGATACCTTAGACGAAAGAGAGCCTCGAATCGGCGCAAAAGTAGATTTTGATAGTCCGAGTAGACCTACGCCGATTATTCCTCCTAGTCGTCAAGCTCACAGCACATTGCTTCACGAAATTAATCACGCAGTTTCAAACATAGAAGGTCGAAGCACTGGAGGTTCTCCAGAAACAGCCTTAGACCAGATGTTAGCTGCGCAACGAGTAGAACAGGAGCCATTCAAGATTGATTACGATAATTATAGGCAGTCTGACCAATCAATCAGAGATATAAATCGTGATCTAAGTATCAGGAATTTAGAAGATATTGGAAACAGAGGAAGCATTGATGAGTTAGTAGGTCATCATTTATTTAAGCAGCGTGAAGGAAGAATTATTAGCGAGTTAGGAAGTCCTTTTGTTGCTGAAGATATGTCTGAATGGGCGCGTCTGGCAGCAGAAAGAGTAAAAGAGCTTGAAGTGCAAAACATGGATCCATTGGCTCAGAGAAGATATGTAAACAGATTAAATTTAACTGAAGATCAATTATTGACAGCAAGAGAAATAGCATCTGATCAAAAGCAAGTAAGCGCAGAAAATTATAAAAAATACAAAGATGTGGCAAGCAAGTACAGCGGAATTAATCAGCGAGCTAGAGGTGCTTATAATAAATACTTGCTAATTAATGATGAATTTTTATCCAGAGCTACTCAAAACCTAATGGACGATCCAAGATCTACCTACGACATTCCTTTATATCGAGATGTGCCAGATGAAAGAATGGGAGATTTGTCTACAGATGATTTGTTTAACTCTCCTAACCCATATGTTTCAAGAGAATCTTTAGATATCAACGACTTAGATTACAAATAGAAAAGTATTGCTTTTAACTAAATTGTGGTATATTGCAAGCCAGTGAACGTCACACTTTCTTGACGGCGCGGAACGTCACCGTTTATTTGACGGCATTACAGTAGGTATAAGATGCAACCAGACGATATGGTCGATGAGACTC